TTATACCTGTGTTTTATAAAAGACAGTATATCGAATGGGCTGATCGTGGAGCAAGCACTGGAGCACCAGTTGCTATTCACGAAGCAGATAGCGATATCATTAGTCAAACAACTAGAGATAAATCGTATAAAGATAGATTACCAAACGGTAACTATTTAGAAAATACAGCTAATCACTTTGTAGTGCATTTAGGAGATAACCCTTCGACTGCATTGATTTCTATGAAATCTACTCAATTAAAAGTTAGTAGAAAATGGAACTCAATGATGATGGGTATCAAAATGCAAGGTAAAAACGGTCTATTCACACCGCCTACATATAGCCACATTTACAAACTAAAGACTGTGCAGATGTCAAATGACAAAGGCACATGGTTTGGATGGGACGTAAGTAAAGTTGGACCAGTGTCGGACAGAGGGGTCTATGACATTGCCAAAAACTTTGCTGAAAGAGTAGGTAAAGGTGAGGTAGAAGCTAAGCCGGAAACTCAAGAAGAAACTAAAAAATCTTTGAATTTATAGAATCCTGCGGGAGTGGGCGGCTAAGCGAGAGTGGATCTGCCCACTAATAATTTATGAATGATGAGATAATTAAAAAACCTGTTTCGTATGAAGATTGGATAGATCTTGGCAGGGTGATCATCCCTTGTTTAAAAGGGACACCAGAAGTCAAGGACTGGTCCAGTCCGGATTTTAAGATAACGAAAGAAGAATGGAAACAGAAATACGAACACTGCGAGATAGCATTAAGATTAGATCAAGATACAGATTTTGATATAGACAATCCAATTGTCAGAAGATTTACAGATTCATATTTAAAAAATAAAGATTGTGTCTTTGGTAGATATAGTAATCCAACAAGTCATTATGTTTGGAATGATAGTTTAAAATTTAAACAATTTATATTACCAAAAGAATTAAGTAGTTATTGTGAAAAGTTTCCTCATGGAAATACACTTTGTGAAATAAGAAGTGATGCAAAACATTATACAATTGTACCAGAATCACAACATAGTAAAGCAAATGAAATTGTTGAATGGGAAGCATACGAAGGCTTTAAAAAGTATCCTGGTGATTTAAAATTAGATTTAGGTAAAATTGCATTATCAACTGCGTTATGTATTTTATATCCTGGTACAGGATCTAGAGATCCTTATTGTACTGCTATTGCAGGTGTATTAGTTAAACATACTAAATGGACAGAAGAAGAGATAAACGAATTTATTTATAACATTGCTGTTGCAGCAAATGATGATGAACAAAATTTAAGAAATAAAAAAGGAACTACAGTTAAAAAAGCAAACCACAAATATGGTATTCCTAAACTTGCAGAATTAGTTGGATGTGAACAAAGATCTATTGCAGAATTATTTACATGGATTGGTATTAATGAAAGCACAAATGGTTTAGCTCAAGAATACATTGGAGATATTATAGAATACGGTAGTAATAGATTTGATGTAATAGTTCATTCTTCTTTTGGTGGAGAAACAAAAAAGAAAATAGTTAATATGGATGGACCAACACTTAGAAATAGAAAATTATTTTACAATGCAATTATTAGTAAAGCATCTGTTTGGTTACCAGAAATGAAAGATAAAGAATTTGATGACATCATGAGATTAAAATTTGAATCAAGACTTATATCAAAAGATTACGTGGAAGAAGCAAATGAAGATTTGGTATTTAAGAAAAACTTTTTTTCTTACATTAAAGAGACAAAAGCTTATACAAATAAAACAGAATTAGCAAACTATGGTTTTCCTTATTACAATATGAAAAGAGCACAATTAGAATTTGATCTAGACAATTTTGAAGATTACTTACATAAACAAAGAATCAATATGCAAAGAGTTGATTTAGTTTTGAATGTACAAAGAATTTTAAAAGCTAAAAAGATCAAAGGTAAAGTAAACAATAAATCTTGTGTGTCCTGGAGAGTATTTAATTACGAAATAGAAAAAGAGAATTTAATTATTGAAGGTGAATCACAAGACATTTCAGAACCAAAGGAAATAACTTATGACGCCTAAATTTATATCGGGACCTCCAGGTACAGGTAAAACAAATAAATTTTTAACTGCTAAATATTTAGAGTTATTAAAAAAATATTCACACGAAAAGATTATTATTTTATCACACACTAATGTTGCTGCAGATGAAATAAAAGATGCAGTATTAAAATTACCAGAAATAAAAGAAAAAGGACTTACTAAAAAGTCTTTGAAATATAAAATATGCACTATCCATTCTTTTTGTAAAAGTAGATTGGTAGGTAGAAAAGAAGTATTTGATGGTGAAGATCATAAGAATTTAAGTATGGTTAATACTTTATTTAAACTGCAATCTGTTCAAGGATTTGATCCTGATAAACATAATTTTTATAAATATTTAAAAGATGCATTTGGTAGAGGTTATGATGATTTAAAAGAATATTGGAAGATATGTGATAGGGATTCTTATAAACCTTATTCAATCAACATGATTGAAGAAATGATTCCTATCTATGAAGATTATAAAAAAACTAATAATGTATGTGATTATGATGACATGATTAGAGAGTTTTTAGACAAGGCTAAAGAGCCTGATATAGATGCTTTAATTGTAGATGAAGCTCAGGATAGTAATGTTGCTCAAACAAAAGCTTTAGAAAAGATGTCAACTAACACTAAAGAATACTACATGGTTGGCGATGCAGATCAAACTATATTTGAATTTGCAGGAGCTAATGCAGATTACTATCATAGATTATCTAAAAATGCAGAACAATTGGAAGAGGGTTATAGATGTGGTCAAACTATAAATTCTTTATGTAAGGATATAATTAAACCTATCTGGAATCACTACGGTTATGATCGTATATGGAAACCTGCAAAAGGAATAGTAGGTAGTCATTATTATTTACCAAGTTTAAAAACTAATTGTTCTTCTATGGAAAAACTTTTAGATAAAATAGAAAATACTAAAGAAACATTTCTATTTACTTATAGAGGTAATCCTTCTGATAGTTGGGTCAAGGAATTTTTTAAATATCATGGAATCGAGTTTGCTCATGTAGGGAACACGGCCCACGTGCCAAAGAAAGAATTAAGATGTCATAAAGTATGGCCAGAGTTTGTAAAAGGCAAACCGGTATCACTAAGACAAATAAAAGATTTCTGGAGTTATATAGGTAGTAAAGTAGTTGTGAGAGGTAAAGGACAAGAAACTTTTGAAGATTGGATTAATCAAGATTACACAATAGATACTTTAATTAGTAAAGGTTATTTAAAACCAACACAAGAAACTGATTTTGCAGAAGTTAGAACTAAAACAGATAAAGATAGACTTGTTTACATAAAGAAAATTTTAAGAAAAGGTTTTGATTTTGATGGAGACGTCAGAGTTAAATATGGAAACATACACACTGTAAAAGGTATGACGTTTGATAATGTTATTGTTGATCAAACTGCAACAAGAAGAGAAGATTACTTTACTCAATTAAGATTAAAGTATGTAGCCTATAGTCGAGGAAGAATAGATTGTTGGACTATAGCATCACAAGGTAAATATACATTAGGAGGAAGAAGATGACACATAAAGGACTATTTAAAGATATGGCTTATGATTCTTTAGAAAAGCAGGTAGGTGGGAAACATTATAAATCGATGAAGATTCAACCCGCACAATTTATAAATGAAAACAAACTTTTGTTTGCAGAAGGTAACGCTATAAAGTATATATGTAGGCACTCAAACAAAGGTAAAGAAGAAGATATTAAGAAAGCAATTCATTATTTAGAGATGATATTGGAGAGGGATTATAATGTGTAAACATCCAGAAGATCTAGATCTAGAAGGTATAGATACTGTAGCAATCGATATAGAAACCTATGACCCTAATCTTAAAACAAAAGGTTTAGGAGCTGTAAGAAAAGATGGATTTATTACTGGTGTAGCTGTAGCTACAGGAAAAGACACAGTTTATTTTTCAATAAAACATAGTGACGATAATAAATCAGAGGAAGAGCTAAAAGAATTTTGGGATCAACTAAATAATAAATTGTTGCAAAACCCTGATATTACTAAAGTTTTTCACAATGCAATATACGACGTTTGTTGGTTAAGAGCAACAACAGGTAAGATGTTACAAGGTAGATTAGTTGATACCATGATTGCAGCATCTGTAATTGATGAAACTAGATTTAAATATTCATTAGATTCTTTATCAAAAGATTATTTGAATGAAGCTAAATATAAATATGACTTACAAGAAAAAGTTTTAGAGTGGTCTAAAGGTATGATTAAGGACCCGATGTCTAACATGCATAGAATACCGGGAGCACTTGCAAAAGATTATGCTAAACAAGACGTAGATCTAACTTTAAAATTATGGAATCTATTTGATAAAAAACTTGACGAAGTATTATATACTAAAACACATGATGATGGCAAGGTTGAAGAAAAAACTTGCAGAAAAATATTTGAATTAGAAACAAAATTATTTCGTTGTTTAGTTGACATGAAATTTAAAGGCGTTAGAATTGATGTTCCTAAAATTAAAAAGTTTGGTGCTCACCTTACAAAAAGAAAAACTCAAATATTACAAGCAATTGAAAATCAAACAGGTATTAAGATTGATATTTGGGCAGCATCTTCTATTAAAAATTTATTAGATCAACAAAATATTACAGACTACAAGAAAACTCCAAAGTCTGGGATGCCACAACTTCCTAAAGATTATTTAAAAACACATAAGAATAAATGTTTAAGAATGATTGCTAAGGCTAGAGAATATGACAAAGCAATTAATACATTTATTACAGGACTATTAAGTTATGTCCATGAAGGTAGAATACATGCAGATGTAAATCAAATTAGATCTGACCAGGGAGGAACTGTTACTGGAAGATTTTCTATGTCAAACCCTAACTTACAACAGATTCCTTCAAAAGGATATATTGGTAAAAAGATGAGAGAAATGTTTTTACCTGAAGAAGGTTGCAAGTGGGGTAGTTTTGACTACTCGCAACAAGAACCACGGATCGTGGTGCATTACGCTGTCAAGTTAGGTTTACCAAAAACAGAAGACTTAGAACAAGAGTTTAATAAAAATGATGCTGACTTCCATCAAATAGTTGCTGACATGGCAAAAATTTCTAGAACACAAGCAAAGACAATTAACTTAGGACT